ATTCTAATCTCATTTGAAATATGTAATAAATCATCATCTAATTCTTTTTTACTTTCAAAATTATCATCCTGCAAACACGCTGTAGATATTTCTGCTTCTTTTAAAGAAACTAAACATTTTGCTATAGTCATTACGCTAACCTCCCATTTTCATCAAATTCATATTCATTTGCTTCAACCATCCACAAAAAACTTTCTTTTGAAAAGTAATATTCATTGTCCTTAAACCATAGCTCCCACATTTTATTTTTTATTTCTAAAACAAAATCATTTGCAGACCATTCACATAAAACTTTATATTCTTTTTTATTTAATAATTTTAATGTGAATGTTTTAAGATCATCACAAAAACAATAACCATTACCTTTATAATCTTTTAGTTTTTCCTTATAGTGTTTATTGTCTAAATAATAATCTGGAATTAATTTTATATAACAACCTCTATCCGGATATTCTCCATTTGAAAGTGAATAATCAAAAGTCATATTAAGAGTTTCTGCAAACTTCTTAAAACTATCTATATTTTCATCTGACCAAGTATTTATATTATCCCCCTTATCAATCCAGAATTTCTGATAAATCCTATCACATAGCTCATCATCTTTTTTTAAATCTTCCAGATCATAAACTACATATTCTTTTGTTATTGTTTTAGGCATATTCAACTCCCGGATTTACTATTAATTCAAAATCATTTACTTCAACAATCTTATTGAATTCTCCCATACAAATATATTCCAGAACATACATTATAAGAATATCATCCTTATTATTTTTAGCCTGTTCAAAAGTATAGAATGACCTATAACCATCATATGATTTTGTTCGCTCATTTAAGTATTCTATAAAATCCTGGTCGTTCAAAAAATAGGCGTTTAGTTTATTGGCCTTATCTCTATCAACCTCACAATCTATAGTATCAGTTTCAAAATTGTATTCTCTGGGGCTGTATAAAGATAAGTTTTTAAAGTCTATATCAATCTCAAATTCATCTGATATATACCCGGATAACTCATTACAATAATCTATAATATAATCCTCATAGGTTTCTTTATAGTTTATATCTTCCCAACTATTTATATAGCCTTCATTCTCATACATCTCAATTCTATGATCTATCAGCTCACTATGCTGTGAATGATAAAACCCTCCAAAAGATATATTTGTTTTTAGTATCTTATCCATAGTATTTACTCCCGGTTATAACCATGCCATTAATTTTATTATGAAATACCAAGTAGCTATAAATCCAACCACCTGATAAAACTTGCCCATCCAACTTTCCTTGTTGTAGAAAATCTTTTGAGTATGATTTTTGTCGTACTGTCTCACTACTCATATTTCCTTACCAAAATGTTCAACTTCTTTTTTTAAGCACCTATCAATTTTTATATGTTTAATTGGTAGCTCACTCGGAAATGTATAATCATCCGGGATAAGTTTCTTTTCTTTTAAAACTTCCCTTGCTGTATAGTATCCTTGATCTCCATAACCATATTGAAAGGGCAACCGGATACAAAAATCTCTATCACTTATGGATGTTATCTGGCCTGAAAAGTAGCTATTGCCATTAACCTTATCAAACCATTCTTTAACAACTACAATATATTTAATAGCCTTCATTTGCCAAACCTCTTAACTAATTTAGCAATTAATTCTTTTGCATTAAAATCAGTAGATAAAGTTTCTAAGGCTAACTCATCCCTGATTTCAGCATTAAGGCAACTGTTAGGCCTATAAACTATTTTTATGCCACCGGGATAATCAATTCTATCCCCATCAACATAATCATAACCACCACTATAAGAATAAGATAAGCCGGTGCTAGTGGTGCAATTACTGTCATATCTACTGGTACTTGATTTACTATCTTTAAAGTTTTGATGGTTAAAAGAATTAACATCTTCGGCTAATCTTTTTTCTGCTATATCAAAATCACTTTTAAGACTATTAATTTTATCTTTTAACCTGATAAGGCTCTTATGCTGTTTTTGAAATTCTTTTAATTCTTTAAGTTTTTTATCCTTAATGAATTTAGTTGTATTCTTTAATCCATTCTCGGTTATTGTTTCTACAACCCTTTTTTGTATTATTTCTTGATCTCTAACTCTCATACTTTTCATAATAATTACTCCCATAATTAATTTATTGTTTTAGAGAAAGCACCATGCTGTTCTCATAACTACTAATGTTAATGTATGGTCTTAATAATTGTCAATACTATTTCATTCTTTTTTTTATAATAAATTTTTTGTCCGGACACAGCAAAACCCTTTATAACAACAGGTATAAAGACATTTGTGAGTTATGTTTGAGTGTGTATGTGAGTGGGTCGGGCAGACTAGATCCCGAAGACAATAGATCTACTTTAGTTTATTTTTGTAAAGAATCCGGATGTAGTATTTTCTAACCAGAGATACCAAAAGAAATATGCTGGTTTGAATAAAGCTGGTGGTTAAGGTAGATAACCCAACCATTTTGCATATTGACAAGGTAGTGAACCCAACAGGAAAGGCAATCAACAGGCCTAGGAAAACATCATGTAATGTTTCTTTGAGTGCCGGTTTGTCGATTTCCATATAAGGTAAATGCTATATTGAATAGATCGCCCACAGGTAGATAAAAAAACCCCCCAGATTGCTCCAGGGGGTTCAACTTCACTAGCAATGAAGTCTCTAACTAGGAGAGAACTTATATGATATACGATTACATTTATTATGACAATAGTATTGACAAGTAATATTTGATAGGTATATTCTGGTGTTCACATAACTAAAACACTAAGGAGTGATTATGAAAGTCAAGTATCTACAGATTAGAGAGAGGGCGAATGGCAGGAATGTCTTTGCAGTAAGCCCACCGAAGTATGTTCAAGACGCAATAGATGTTGGATATGAGCAATACGACAACAAGAAAGACGCTACTAACCGGGCTATAGAAGTAGCTGATGCCTTTAAACAACATAAAAAAGGCAATAAAATAGATGTTTCTATCAAACAAGATACTGTTGAAGGCCTAGTTTCTTTCTATCAAAGCACTAATGAATGGTCTAAGCTAAAGGATAACACCAAAGCTCTCTATACTCTTATGATTAGAACAGCACTAAATACTCGCATTGGAGAGTCTAAGATAGTATTTAAAGACTACTTAGCCAGAACCATTACCCCTACTCATGCAGATAGGTTGTATGAGCTTATAACCAAAGATATTAGTAGACATAGAGCTGTCCATACAGTCAAAGTCCTTCGTAAGATTTGGTTTGTAGGTAAGAGACATTCCAAGGTTCAGGCTAACCCTTTTGAGAAGATGGGGTTAGTGGGGCTAGATAGTAGAACTGTTCTATGGACACCAGAACAGGTAGCAGCTTTTATCGCTAAAGCAGATGAGCTAGGCAAACACTCTATAGGAACTATGGCCTTACTTTGTTATGATCTATGCCAACGCCCCGGAGATATGAGACAGCTTACCTGGAGTACCTTTGATGGTAATAGCTTTCGTTTCATTCAAGAGAAGACAGATACAGAGGTAAACATACCCGGCTCTCCTAGATTGATTGCTAGAGTAGATAATGGGAAGACTAATAAACCTCAAGATGAACCTATCATTATCTGTGAGAGTACAGGGAAAGGGTATGACAGAAGGTTATATTCTAAACACGCTGCCACCATTAGAGATCAGGCAGGATTGCCTAAAGAACTAAAGATTAGTGATTTAAGAAGAACAGGGGCTACTGAGATGGCTGAGAGTGGCTGCACCGAAGATGAATTGAGGTCTGTAACAGGCCATCAATCAAGAGATGTCTTATCAATATATGTAAGACCTACAGATAAATTAGCCAAAAAAGGCATAGAAAAGAGGTTTGGATAATGTCAATTTGCACACATAAAATAATAGATCAAATAATCGGATGGCACAGAGGTAAGAACTTAATTGAAGGGTCTACTGAGAAAGATCAAGTCCTGAAACTTATACAGGAAGTCGGAGAACTTTCTGATAATGTTTGTAAGGGTAATGATATACGAGATGATGTTGGAGATATATTAGTTATCCTAATCAACATTGTTGAACGAAGGGGGGTTACTCTTAAAGACTGTATGGAATTAGCCTATGGAGACATCAAGGATAGGACAGGAGTAATGAAAGATGGTATTTTTATTAAAGATTAGTAAAAACCTAAACTTTTACAAACTAAACTAAACTTTAATAGTTATGTGGCACATGAAACCTAATAGAATCAATGAGTTGGTAGGCCCGGGAGGACTCGAACCTCCGACCAAAGCGTTATGACACAATATAACAAAATCAATGACTTATCCCTAAAAACAGTTACTATTCCCATAACAAGTGTCATACTTATATGTATTCAATAAAAGAACAATACTCTATCATAAAGAAGGTAATCCTTCGTGATAACTCAAGTAAGCGAATAGATTGCCCTTTTTGTGGTGGGTATAAGACTTTATCCTTATCTAAGATGCAGGGAAGGTTTCTCTGGAATTGTTATAAGGCTTCTTGTCCTGCCAAGGGAGTAAAAGACGATAAGTTATCATTAAGTTCTATCAAGAGTAGATTAAGTACTGAGAGCATTAAGGATAGAAGAAGATCTAATCCGAATGAAATACCCCCTATTCTTTCAAGTGTAGAAAATAACCCTAGAGCAATAAAGTATTTAAAAGAAGTAAATTGTTGGAATGTGTATCAAACACATCAAGTACACATCAAGTACACAGCAAAAGAAGATAGAGTACTCTTTTTTATGAACAACGATACAGGGGCAGTAGGAAGATATATAGGAGATCCTCCTACCAATAAGAAATATAAAATATCTAAATGGAAAGTTTATGGAGATACTACAGGTTGTTTTATTATCGGAGAAGGTAATCATGCAGTCGTAGTAGAAGATGTACCTTCGGCTTGTGTAGTAAGTACTATACCTGGATATGTCGGAGTAGCTTTATTAGGAACAAATATAGAACACAAACAACGACAACAGATACTACAATTCAGCGACATAACCTTTGCCCTTGACAAAGACGCTAGGAAAAAGTCTATTGATGCCGGTAATAAATTTTTCTTTGGAGTAAAACCTTCGGTTTTGTTATTAGAAGAAGATATTAAATACATAAACAAGGAGAAATTATATTCGTTACTAAAATCTAACTAGAGTGAGAAATAAGCATGAAAGCAAGAGGTATTGTTATCATTGATTATGATTTACCTGGTGGCTACAGGGATGCTGCTGATGAGCAAGATAGACTACAAGAAGTAGTAGATGGGTTGGTTAAAGGGAATCCAAGAGTTTTGTATCATGAGGTTGATATTAGAGAAAGACGAGGAAATCATAAGCCTGATATTAAAAAAATGAAGTTAAGAGTAAGTTAAGAAAAATAACTAAGAAAATCAAACCCCTAGCAAGTTTTTTGTTGGGGGTTTTTTTATGCTCTTTATTTTGGTTTACTTTATGTTATGATACTGCTCTAACTAAATTTTAAAAAGGCACTAGCAAATGAGCATAGCAGATGATAGCAAAATACTTAAATCCCTACTTAACTACGAGTTCTTCGACTCAAATAAAAACAGATTAAAAGCCACCCTCTTTGATGAAGAGGTTGCAGATGTTTACCAGGTAATTAACGAAGCCCACAATAAATACGAACACGATCTTAGTGAAGAAGAAGTCTTCCAACTCTGGAAAAAGAAATACCCTGTAGCCACTAGAGCTGAAATAGATTCCATGAGGGATCTAATAAATCACATTCAACAAGTCCAACCAATCGCTTTCGATATTGCTAATGATGTTATCGAAGATCTATGGAAAAGAGAGATAGGGCGTAAGATCGCCCACATTGGTTTAGAGATTACTGAAGGGCAACATGGAGCATTAAGAAGTTTAGAAGAACTCATACACAAAACTAAAGAATCTTTTATGCCGGATGACTATGGCCCTCTCACAACAAAAGATCTTACAGAATTACTTGACTCTACTTCAGATAAGAACAGGTGGCAGTTCAATCTCAAACATCTATCTAAGAATGTTTATGGTATTGGCCCAGGAGAGTTTGGGGTAATCTTTGCCACCCCCGAAGCAGGTAAGACTGCTTGTGCTGTATCTTTTTGTGCATCCCCAAAAGGTTTTTGCCACCAAGGAGCAAAGGTTCTTTATTTAGGTAATGAAGAGAAAACAAGTAGAACTATGTTAAGAGTAATTCAGTCTTGCTCTAACATGACCCAAGCACAAATCTTAGCTGATCCTAAAAAGGCTTCAGAATCTTTTGCTAAAATTACAAACAATATCGACATGAAAGATATTCAAGATTGGTCGCTGGATGAGATTGAAGGTTTCGTTGAAAAGATGAAACCTGATGTAGTTGTTATTGACCAAGCAGACAAAGTTCATATCGGTGGTTCTTTCTCAGCATCCCATGAAAGACTTAGAGAGTTATATAGAAGACTCAGAGAATTAGCAAAAAGATATGACTGTGCATTATTAGTTATATCCCAAGCAAGTGCAGAAGCTAAAGGTAGAACAAAGCTATCTCCTTTTGAAATGGAAGGTAGCAAAATTGGTAAAAGTGCAGAAACAGATCTTATCCTAGGTATAGGTAAAATAGAGACAGAATCCGAAGAAGCTGAACAGGATTACACTAGGTACATAACAGTATCGAAGAATAAACTATCTGGGTGGCATGGTACAGTTGTGTGTAACATCAAACCAGAGGTTTCAAGATATGTCGATTGAGATAGTAGTAGACTTAGAGACAACAGTACAGCAACTTACTGACAATATAAAAGACAACTCCCCCTTTAATCCTAGGAACAAAATTGTTTCGGCTCATTGGAGAATCATAGAGGATGGAGAATTAGGAGAACCTAAAAAAGCTATCTTTTATCATAATGAAGTTGATACCCCAGATAGCCCCCAGGAATTAATTGAAGATTTGTCTAGGGCATCTAAAGTCATAGCCCACAATGCCAAATTTGATGTTATGTACCTACAGCAATCTAATTTTCCTATCCCAAAAAAGGTACATTGCACCATGATTGGGGAGTATCTTATAGCTAGAGGACAGCACATTGAAAAGTCATTGAAAGCTACAGCTCTTAGAAGAAAGGTACAGGAAAAGAAATCAGACCTTGTAGATGAACTATTTAAGTCTGGTACAGGTTTTGAAGCAATGCCTTTAGAAACAGTAGTTGAATACGCTGATGCTGATGTATTGGCCTGTGGAGAAATATATCTTCAGCAACTAAAAGAGTTTGGTGGGCTACAGGCTGTATTAGACTTATCTAATGAAATGCTTTTGTTTTTATGCGACATGGAAGCTAATGGAATTAAGATAGATATAGATGAGTTAGAGAAGGTCGAGTTAGAGTTTGAGAAAGAAAAAGAACAAATAGTTTCTACTCTCAATCGTATTGTTTCTGATGTAATGGGAGATACCCCTATCAATCTTAATAGTGGGATTGATATGACTAAGGTTGTATATTCAAGAGTAGTCAAAGATAGAGAAGTACATAAGTCTACTTTTAATATTGGAGTAGATAGTAGAGGTAAGTCTTTATATGCCCCAAAGATGAACCCAAAGAAGTTTGCTGATGCAGTAAGAAATACAACGAGGGTAGTAAAAAAGACTATTGCTCACAAGTGTCCTAATTGCAAAGGGAGAGGTTTTTACCAACGCTTCAAAAAGAATGGAGATCCCTGGGCAAAGACTTCTAACTGCAAAGAGTGTGATACTCTTGGTGTAATATTAAAAGACACTACTCAAGTTGCAGGATTAAAATTAGTTCCTAGTGGCCCGATTGATGCAAGTATAAATGGCTTTAAGACTGACAAAGGTACTATCCAAAGATTAATCTCTCAAGCTAGAGATAAAAATAATGACCAGGCTATACAATTCTTAGAAGGTGTTACTAGGCTTAATGCTATATCAACATACTTAGATAGTTTTGTTAAAGGACTACAAACATGGACTAGGCATGATGGAATACTTCATGCTAACTTCAACCAAACTACGACTAGAACAGGGAGACTTTCTTCCTCTAATCCTAATTTCCAGAACCAACCAAAAGGCTCAAAATTTCCTGTTAGGAGATGTGTAGTATCTCGTTTTGATGAAGGACATATAATTGAGATAGATTACTCAGGATTAGAATTTAGAGTTGCTGGAGAATTATCAAAAGACCCCCAGATTATAGAAGACATTACTAATGGTAAAGATGTTCATAAACAAACAGCAGCTATCATTAATCAATGTGATGAATCTAAGATAACTAAAGATCTTCGCCAACAGGCAAAGGCCTTCACATTCGCCCCCCTTTATGGGGGACTTGGTATGGGAGAACCAAACCACATTCGTAATTATTTCAAGGAATACTTTAATATCTATCGTGGTTTAAAGGATTGGCATACTGAACTTGTAGACGCTGTTATGTCTGAAGGAATAATTAAAACTCCTAGTGGCAGAGAGTTTGCTTTTCCTTATGCAGAAAGATTACATGGGGGCAGAATATCTAACCAAACTGCTGTAGTAAATTATCCGGTACAAAGTTTTGCTACTGCTGATATTGTTCCCTTATCTTGTATTCGTGCTTTAAGAAAGTTTAAAGAATTAGAACTAAAAAGTAAGATCATACTAACAGTACACGATTCAATAGTCGTTGATTGCCACCCCTTAGAATTTGACCAGGTTATTAAAATTCTAGTCTGGGCTATGAGTGAAATAGAAGAAGAAATGGTACAACGATTTAATTACAAACCCCTACTACCACTTGATGTTGAGGTAAATTATGGCCCAAATTGGTTAAACAATGAAGAGTTGTCTCTTGACCAAAGGGCATAAGTAAGGGTATTATAGTTGTCATAGTAATTTTATTTATATAACCGAGGAAAAAAACTATGTCAAAAAGTAATACACAACTTATCGACCCAGATCAGGAAAGGAACTTAGCCATGATTCTAGGATCAGCAGAAGATGCAGCACCTACAAAAGCTGAATATCTCCCTGAGATAAAAATGAATGTAGATGATGAAGATGATGAAGGTAATCCAATTAAGAAAGGATTATTCTGGATCAAAGGAGTCGAGGGCGAAAGAGCCTTTGCTGAAACCATTACCATTAGACCTTTAGCCCACCACTACCAATACTTACATTGGAGTCAGGCTGAAAAGAAGATGGCAAACAAAACTATTCTTTTAACTAATTGGGGACAAGAACCGATTGATGAAAAAGGAACTGTAAGGTGTGGTAGACCTGATAGTAAAACTCTCAAGCAACTAACTGATGATGAACGAGCTAAATACTCTGAAATTAAATGCTTCAGGCAAGTTAGATGTTTAGTAGACTTTGATGGTGCAACATCAACAGGTGCTAAAGTTAAGCATGAGAACCTACCTGCAATTATTCTTTTAAAAGGAAGTAATTTTTCTCCCTTTGAAGATGAGTTTAAGAAGGCATTACCAAAAGGTGCAAACCTTTGGGATTATAGTGCAACAGTATCTACTGAACGCAGAAAGCAAGGTAGTGTAGTATATTTCGTAATGCACTTTGAACCTAATCTTAAAAAGAA